CACAAAGCTCATTGTCGCAATGAGTGACGCCGTTGAGGGGTAATTTCCTGCTGCCGGATAAGCCTGAATGCTCACCTGAGTGCTGTCGGTCTCCCACCAAAGCTCAACATAATCACTTGCATTTAAGCTCAAAAAATAATTCCAGCCAACTAAGGCATGGCCATTGACCGAGCCATGCTTGCTTGGCACTGCAAAAAATCCAGTCGAGCCGACAACCACAGTCCCATTGATCTTGAGCCAGACCCGTACATCATGGTCTTGTGAGTCAGGGTTTTCAAACTGGCCAGACCACTGCAAGTTCCAGATGCCGGAATCGGCCACTGTGATCCGCGAACTGCTTGCCACACTCACGCCGTTGGCGTAGTCTGTGGTGTTCAGTGTCATGGCGTAGGCCGTATTGATTGCCGCCGCCGTCTGGTCTACAGTGCTTTGAAACGCCCCGTAGGGGTTGTTCATAAACTTGCCGCCCCTTGGCCCAAACAGCGAGCCGAGGACGGAAGTCAGTTTTCTGGCAAAAATGTTCAGTGCGCCATTGTTCTCGTTCAAGTTCCGGCGTTCATACACCTCTGGTGGATAACCCAGAGGTGAGAGTGAAGGCGTCTCTAATTGTTGCTTGACATTGGCCATGAGGTGATTATTTCACCTTATGCGGTCAAAACACCAAGGGCCGTGTTGATGTGCGCCACCCTGTCGGCCAAGCCAATCACGCCACCATTGATCTTTTTTGTCATGCCTGTAAAGTCTTTGGCGTCTGCCTCTTTGTTCAGATTGCGTTTGTTCCAGTACCAAGCCGCTGTCAGGGCTGCATATTCTTTGGTCAGCACAAGGTCGGGGTCTTTGACAAAATCCACGCCCAATGAATCTGAGGCCAGCCGGTAATTGTCCTTGCCGGTCAATTGGATCAAGCCACGGCCACGGTACTTCCAGCCATCGCCGTCCTCTAGGTTGCCCATGCGGCCAGAGTAGACCTTGTTGGCAATCTTTTCAGGCTGGCGGAGATAGGGCTGCGCTTCGGCTTCTGACGGGAATCTGCTGGGCCATGTGGCGTTCAAGCCCTTGGCGCTGTAGTTCAGGTTTTCTTGCAGCGTCTTGAAGTTGGCCGACTCATGCGCGCACTGGCCGATAAATGCCGCTTGGCGTTCTGGTGTGTTGATCTCAAACCTCGTAAACGCTGCCGTCAACGGTTCCAGCCATGACGGGTCAATGTGCATTTCGACAAGCTGGTCTTCGGTCATTTCACTGGCCCTGCCTTAGAGAGTAAATCGGTCTTGGCTTGTGATCCAGCGCTTGATCCAAAATAGTAGGCAATGATGCCCGTCCATGCCGTGCCAAGGCTGCCCAGCATCATCAAGATGGCAGGGTTGGCGCTGTCCACTTTACCAATAAACATCATCACCATGATGCCAAAAAAGCCGACTGTGACTGTACCCGCCAGTACTGGTGGCATCAGGCTGCGGGTGGTGGCCTGCATCTCCCGCGCTGACTTCCTATCCTCGACCTCCAACTTTTCAAAGTTGAGGCCAAGCTCTTGCGCTTGCTTTTGCAGTTCGATCTCAGCCATCTTGACCTGAGCGATCTGCTCTGCTGACAGCTTGTTGTTGGAGATCAGGTCGCCCACCTTGTCGGGGTCAACACCGATGGCCTTGGAGATGGCAGACACTGCCATGCCGGCCAGTGGGCCACCCATTGCCGTGGCAATTGTGGGCGCAATTTGTTTTAGCCAATCCATTACTGTTTACTCCTTGAAAGCATTGTTGCGGCAATTTGCAGCATTGCACGGGCGCTGTCCATGTCTTCTGGCTCTGCTGCCCATCCGACTGTGATCTGGCCGACAAATCGCCCTGGCTCTGGCGGCACTGAAATGCGGCATGTGTAGGCCACACCCTTGGCAATATACCAAAGCCCCATCTCAGACTGCGCTGACTTGTACTCACCGCAAGGGATCTCGCTGGCCATGAGCTTGACCACATCCGCGTTGTTGGCAGCGTTCTGAGTGAACAGGCCCACATCCAGCCCATCATTGGTTTTGTCTCTGCCGTTCTTGCCGTAGGCGCGGTACAAGACTCGCGTGCCAAACATGCTGTTGACCTTGAACACCGCCACCACCAGCGCACCGGACTGTTTGAACAGGTGCGCTGCTGCATCCTCCACCCGATCCTCTGCAATCGTGGGAATCTTCTTGGATTCCTTGTACGCGCCAATCAGCAGGTCTTGGTTTGTATATACAAAATACCCTGCAAAGGTGAGCACCGCCATCAACACCAATGCGAACAATCTAAATGGAGATGTGACAAAGGCCAATACCTTGTCCACCAGTGCAAGGCGTTCATCACTCATTTTTGCTGCTCAAGAATGCCAAACACAAAATAACCAATGACCCCGAGAATCGCAAACAGGACAAGAGTCACCAGCACAATCTCAATGACCTCATCGATCTCTTTCTTGCGCTTTTCAGCAGCCTCACGCTCACGCCGTGCATCATGGGCAGACTCCACATCCAGTGCCGCTGCTCTGGACTTTATCTTGTTCCAGACATCAATCTTGCCTGACTGCATAAACAGCAATTGAAGCTCGTCCTCAAACCGCTTGGCCTGATCCAGCGCCATCTCAATTTGGATGGCCGTGCCCATTGAGGACTTGGACTTCTTGGCAGCAACCACTGCCTTGCTTGCCGTGGACTTGGCATCAAAATATTTGCCAAGGACAGGGCCGAGAGACGATACATCGTCAACAGTCTTGCTGACCTTCTTGATCAGTGCGACTGCTGCCTGTATGCCTGCAAGGGCCGTGAGTGGATCGATCACGATTTCTTCTCCCGCCACTTCAGACACCAGACCAGCAGCCGGTCAGATGACCAGCCCCACCGCACGCACTCAAAGACCTGAGCCGGTGCTTGCGCTGCCGGAGGTGGTGGCGGCAGGGCGTCCATGATTACATCAGGATTTTCTTCAGCAGTTCAGCGGCAAAGCCTGGGCCAAGCAGCGTGACCGCAATCAGCGCGTAGAGGATGTACTCAATGCGGCTCATGCGCTTGCTGCCTGACTCAAAGCCTTTCTGGATTTGTGCGTACCTCATGGCACAAATCTCTTCGTGCGTGGCTAGCTTGGCGTCTGTGGCGTCTATTTGGTTCATGCTGCCTCAAGCGCGGTGATGCGGGTTGTCAGTGCTGTGATGAGGGCTTGCTGCTCTTGGATTGCCGCTGTCAGTGTGGCAACCAAGAAGCTGGTGTCGATGCCTTGATATACCGGCTTGCCATCGGTATCCACTGCGTCTTTTTCACCAGTGACACAGCCTGCTTCAACTTCAGCCAGTTCGTGAGCAATGAAGCCTTGACCATCAGAGCCGTCCGTCTTCCACTTGTATGTGCATGGCTTGAGCAGGGCCACCTTTGCCAGTGCGCCGGTCATTGGGGCAATGGCTTCTTTCAGGCGGTAGTCTGAGGTTGTGTTGTAGGCGGTTGCGGATGCGGTAACGCTGATGTTTCCGACCATTGAGCCTGCCGCATCCCTGTACCACTCAGCGACACGGCCATCATTGCCGTTTCGTGCGCCAATAAAAGCCGTCCAGTTGTTTGTTGTCCCTGTGGTTCTGGCTGTCACGCCTGCTGTGCTGGAGTCAACGCTTATTTTCCCAGAGGTAATTGCACTCGTAGTCCCCACCAGCAAGTTGCCGCTGGCGTCGATACGCATGCGTTCATTTCTTGAATTGCCGCCAGTGGAAAACGAAACCCCATCCGAGCCGTTGATGCTCAAGCCATCAGCGTTGGTATCGCCTGAGTGGTCATACGCGCAGATTGACAGGTTAAAAATATCACTGGCAGTTTGACCAAGCCCCGGTCTAAAGTTCAGCACTCCACCAATATTTGATGTAAGGCTACCAGTGGTAAACAGCGAGATGCCAGCGCCAGCAAGCGAGGTCACGCCACTTGTTGGGCCTACATTGAATTTGTAGTTTGGAGAACTCGTCCCAATCCCCACATTGCCGCTGGAGTCGATACGCATAGCCTCCGCACCACCTTCAGCAAAAGCAATGGTGTCAGCAGCGGGGAAGAAAATGCCTGTGTTGGTGTCGCCGGTAGCTGTGATGGTTGGTGCAGCCGCAGAGCCTGCTGCATGAGATGCAATCCCGCCAACTGTCAAAACCTTACCAGATCCAACATTCAGGCCGACAGATGTGCCTGTACCGGCTGCTGCAAAGATGGCATCGACCAAGTCCAGGTCAGCATTGACCTTCGTCCCCCAAGTGTCTGTCGATGCGCCTACCTCTGGCTTTGTCAGCAGCAGGTTGGTGGTGGTGGTATCTGCCATAAATTGCTCCTATGCGGCCAATTGCCAAGTCTCGCTATTATCCGCAATTGCAGTCCAAGATTCACTTGAATCATCAATTGCGGCCCATGTTTCTGATGTGTCTGTGATCGGCGTCCAAGTCTCGGAATTGTCAGAGATTGCGTCCCAAGTCTCAGCCGTGTCACTTTCTGCCACCCATTTTAGATTGCCAGCAATCGTCATGGATGACTGGCAAGAAAAATCAATCGTAGCGTTGCTTGTCTTGGCAGCGTTAACGCTCATGCCAGACTCGGCTGCAATCAGCACCGACTGGTTGACGATCACGCTGGTGGCCACTGTCATCGTGGCAAAGTCTTCAATCAGGATTTGAACCAGTGGGACTCTGACAGCGACCACAGACATGGCGCTGGTGTCGGTAGATGTGAATGCCCCGATGGCCACCCGTGTGGCCGCAATGCTGGCGCTAGAGCTTGCAGCGAATGTCGATGCGCCTATGGCATAGCGCAAAGCGCTTGCGGCCATAGTGCTGGTGCTAGAGGCCGTGGCCGATGCGTCAGCAACCCTTTGCGCAGCAATTGATGTGCTGCTAGATGAAGAAACCGAGAATGATGCTGTCTTTACAACATTGGCCGAGACAGTCTCTGAACTAGAGCTAGATGCAGAAAACGCACCTATGCAGATGCGTTTTGCTGAAACTGCAACAGTGCTGGATGCTGCAAGTGTGGCTGCTCCAAGGCTTACGCCATAGGAGTAATTGCCTCCACCATAGTAGCCAGAGCCGTATGCTGCCATGTCATGTCAATGTGACATCAAGGTCGCCAGCAGGAATGCGCAGCACATCGCCATCATTGATGGTGCGTGCTGTGGTCAGCGCCGCCCAGGCCAATAGATTCCCACCAGTGCTTGCATCAAAGATGCCTGCCCAGCCAATTGATCCCCAATTGCCGCCAGAGGCCGCTGCAAATTCAATGGCCGCAGCATTGGTAGCGTTGGTGGGGCTTGTACCAGATATGGTAATTGTGCCGGTAGCCACCCTTGCATAAGCATTGCCGGAGACTTCAGTGCCGCCGCCAGTGTCACTTGGCGCAGCGGTGAAAAGACCAACATACCAAGCTGTTGGGCGTGTTGCTGATCCATTGGTCAAGAGCCAAGTTAAAACTAGGTTTTCTGTGTAGTCGGTAAAAGATGACATATCAGTCCTTATCCAAAAGTCTTTGCACGGGTAAGCAATGCACCACCAGAGGATGCACTTCTGTCATCGGCGGTTTGTGAATCGTTTAAGGCTCGCTCATACAGCGTTGCCCATGTCTGAATTCTCGCATCATCTTGCAGATATGGCGCAGCCTGCAAAAGAGATCCGTACAGATAAATGTCGGGATTTGATGCCAAAAGCCAATTGCTGGCCACGCTGTCTGATAGCTTTGTCAGCTTGGCGTAATAGGTCAACTCAGTCGTGTAGGTGCTGTCTGGTGTCGGAACAATCCGGAACTGATTACCGACCACGCCAAAGAACTTGGGCTTGCCGCTGGCCGTGTAGTTGGCTGCCTCGTTGTCCAGCGCATCAATGGTCAAAAACCCCAATGGGGTCTGAGGGTTGGTGCTGGTCAGCTTCAAAGACTTTGTCTCCAAGAAGTCGCTTGGCACAGCGCCATACTGCGCGTCAAAAGACGCATTGGCCCTGACGATCATCTGCCTTGTGCGCAGCGTGCGCTCGACTTGAGCCTCGGCCAGAGAGATGAAGTCAGGGATAGCCGCCGTCAGGTCTGACCGATTGAGCCAGTCTGCAATCGATGCCTTTAGCTCGGTGTAGGTAGTCAGTGCCATTATTGAGCCTCTTTTTCCATTTCCTCTTTGACGATCCAGGTGTGCTCATGGCGAAATTCAAATGTGCCAATGTGGCCAATTTCCTTTGAGACATCATGGTCGATGTACACCTTGTA